GAAATAAATAAATATTGAAATATCTCTCTACTACTCCAAGGCCCATGCACTTGGCGTTGAAAGATGAAAGATTGAAGTTGGTTCTGGCTGTTGCCATTCGAGCCGCTTTGACTTCCCCGCAGCCGTAACAGCAACGGACATGAGGGAGCCGCACCAGCCCTGACCCGGCGGTGCCTGGGCTCCTCCAGGTCGCATGAACAAGTTGGCAAGAGCGCTTGTTCGCACCTTTGGAGGACTTCCCCGATGCATCACCAACACAACGCCACACCCTGCGCCATCTTGGCGCTCGACCTGGGCACCACCACGGGCTGGGCTTTGAGCCTGCCGGATCACTCGGTTACCCACGGCTTTGTCAGCTTTAAACCCCAACGCTTTGAAGGTGGTGGCATGCGCTACCTGCGCTTTCGCCGCTGGCTTGATGAGGTTCTGGCTACGACGGCCCCGAGCAGCGGCGTGTCTGGGCTGGACGCTGTCTATTTCGAGGAGGTGCGGCGTCACCTCGGAGTCGATGCCGCTCATGCCTACGGTGGCTTTTTGGCAACCCTGACCAGCTGGTGTGAGCACCAAAAAATCCCGTACCAGGGCGTTCCCGTGGGCACGATCAAGCGGCATGTCACCGGCAAGGGTAATGCGGGAAAGTCGGAGATGGTCTCGGCCATACGCGCCCGCGGCTACCTGGTGGCCGATGACAACGAGGCTGACGCCTTGGCTGTCTTGGTCTGGGCATTGGCGCAGGGCAACGGGCGCTCTGCGGGAGGTGTCCGTCATGGCTAAAAAACCGGTCACACAACCGCTGGAGCACGGCAGCGTCGTTCGCCTGGCCGGTGGTCGGCTTGCTGAGTGGAATAGCCTTTCCGAAGAGGGCACGAGCTACCGCACGGAGCACTTCCGCTGCATCGACTCCCTTGGCATCTTGCTGCGCAATGGCTCGATCACTCCGCAAATGCACGATGCGGGTCAGGACTTCAACCGAACCTTTGTCTTTGCCCAGATGGACCCGGCCGGCGCTCCTCCGCTGACCCGCATTCCGGGTGGGCAGTGGAAGGACAGCATGACCGAGCGGGTGGTGTGGGCGCGCAAACGCATGCATGAGGCACTCGACGCAGTGGGAGGGATCAGCAGTCCAGGCGGCTGCGCTGTCTGGCATGTGGCCGGCTTGGGTCGCAGTGTCAAAGAGTGGTCCGCTCTGGAGGGATGGAATGGTCGAACGCTCAATCAGTACGAGGCAAAAGGCATCCTGGTCGGCGCGCTGGCGGTGCTCGCAGTTCACTACGAATATTCACGCTGAAAGTGCTTGACCGATATATATCGATGAGATACGATTCAGCTAATCACTCAAATCACGCCCGCCCAGTTCATCTCGGTGGGCGTTTTGTTTTCCGCCCTTCAAACCCGCCCCATGCACCCAGGTGCTGCGAGGCGGGTTTTTCATTTCAGGTCCTCATGCAGCCCATCAAACTCGAATACCGCGCGGTCGACTCGTTGATTCCGTATGCGCGCAATGCCAAGCAGCATTCCGACGCACAGGTGGCTCAGATCGCCGCGAGCATTCGTGAATTCGGCTGGGGAGCACCGATCCTGATTGACGGATCCAACAATGTCATTGCGGGCCATGGACGCCTGCTGGCTGCTCGAAAGCTCGGTCTCGCAGAGGTGCCCGTTGTACCCATGGAGCACCTGACTGATACTCAGCGCCGCGCCTTGATCCTTGCCGACAACAAGATCGGTGAGAACGCTTCTTGGGAAGACGAACTGCTGGGCATTGAGTTGTCCGAGCTGAAGGAAGCGGGCTTTGATCTGGGTCTGACGGGCTTTTCCACCGAGGAGTGGGAGGCGTTGATTGCAGGCGAAGAGCAGAGCCACGATGGTTTGACCGATGAGGATGCCGTACCTGAGGTCGCAGACAACCCGATCTCCAAACCCGGTGACATCTGGGTGCTTGGCGAGCACAAGCTCATTTGCGGCGATGCGACCAAGGCCGATGACTATCAGGCCTTGCTCGGCGAGGAACTGGTGGACATGACCTTCACCGACCCGCCCTACAACGTGAACTACGCGAACACGGCCAAGGACAAGATGCGTGGCAAGAACCGCCCCATCATGAACGACAACCTGGGCGAAGGGTTCGGAAGCTTCTTGTTCGATGCCTGCGACAACATCCTGACCCGTACCAAGGGCGCGGTCTATATCGCCATGTCCTCCAGCGAGTTGGATACCTTGCAAGCTGCCTTCAGGGCTGCCGGCGGGAAGTGGTCCACCTTCATCATCTGGGCCAAAAACACATTCACGCTCGGACGTGCCGACTACCAGCGGCAGTACGAACCTATCCTCTACGGGTGGAAGGACGGCGCTGACCACTACTGGTGCGGCGCACGCGATCAGGGTGATGTCTGGAACATCAAGAAGCCAGCGAAGAACGACCTGCACCCCACCATGAAACCGGTGGAGTTGGTCGAGCGGGCGATCCGCAACAGCAGCAAGACCCGGGACCTGGTGCTTGATCCCTTTGGTGGGTCAGGCTCGACGTTGATTGCTTGCGAGAAGTCCGGACGCAGGGCCCGGCTCATTGAACTCGATCCCAAGTACGTGGACGTGATCGTCAAGCGCTGGGAAGAGTTCACGGGTCGCAAAGCAACCCGAATAGGAGAACCTGCAGAGGGTTCAGCCGAGCCTGGCGACGTAGCGGCCGTAGTCGCTGCCTGAGGGGTCCACATAAAGGTACGGTCTCCCGGGTGCGTGGACTTCCACGCAGAGGCGACCGTCATCCCAGTAGCCGCCTTTACCCTCAAGCCAGTCGCGTGATTTGTAGAGGTGCTTTGCAAAGGCGTCGAACTCCTCGGGCGAGAGTTCCCGTGACTCGGTGATGTAGATGGCGTCATCTCCGGTGGCGGCGATGTCCGTCAGATCTGTTGGCTTGCGGCCAAAAGGCAGTCTGATACCGAGCTTTTCAACCTGAACCTCGCGCCCGTCGACTTTGAGGGTCAGTGGGGTTCGTTCGATGGTGATGGTCATGCTTGGCATGCTGGAGTCTCCTGTCCGCTTGCGATGCGATAGACCCGATCTCCGCCGGAATCCTTGGTGGACTGGATGTCCAGTCCCAGCTTCTTTTTGAGTGCTCCAGCCATTGCGCCTCGGACCGTGTGTGGTTGCCAGCCGGTGGCCTGGCAGATTTGCTCAACGGTGGCGCCTTCGGTCCGCTTGAGCATGTTGATCACAGTGGCCTGCTTGCTGGTCTCGCGGGTTCGGACTGTCCGCGGTTCGACGACTGGGGGCTTGAGCCCCAATGCCTCGTAGCCGGCCTTGGTGACCACGGTCTCGCGCTTCTTTTGTGAGATCAGGCCGTGGCTGACCAGGCTTTCGATGGCTTTGGCCTTGGTGCCGCCCTTGAGGGTCTCGGGAAACCAGAGCACCTTACCCTGCGTCTGAGCCAGGGCATGGGAGAGGATGGCGTGCTGGGTTGGGGTGAGTTTGTTGGACATGGTGTCTCCTTTTCAGTTGGGGGTGTTGTTGCTGCCGGCAAGGCGTCCAGCTTCGTAAGCGTCGATGAGGGCTTGGCGGATTCCCCAAACGCTCACGTCGTAGAAGTCGAGTCGGTCGCTGTTGCGGGTCTCAAGCGTCTCAACAAAAAGATGCTCGGCAGCGATCCGCTGCAAGAGTTGGTCACGGGATTGGGTGTTCATCACGCATTGCCCTCCAATTTGTGAATCTGGCGGGCTCTATCAAAGCCCACCCAGTTGCCTTCAAGGTCCAGGCCGCGAGAGGCAAGTTCCTCTCGGGCTAGGCGGTTGAGGTCAAGTTCGCCAGCGGCTGCTGCGCTGAGGACTTTGGTCAGGGCGGTTTGGATGAACCCAAGCTCATCGACCGTGAACCTGGTGCTGCTGTAGGACATGGGTGCTCCTTGCGGGTGTTGATGACGTTCGTATGAACGCTCTTCTTCCCGATGAAGCCAAGTCATTCCAGCGCTTCTGTCGCTTATTTCTTGATCACCACCCCGACATGCCCCGAAGTGCCCCTACACCGTGCCGATACCCGGGATGCGGGGCGGTACTGGCAAGCCCGGGCTTTTGTCCCCAACACCGAGCCAGCGTGCACCAGGACTACGGGCGGGCCAGGCGTAGCTTCGATGCCGAGGTGGGCTTCTACCAGTCCAAGGACTGGCGGGTGCTGAGGGCGGCAGTGCTGCGCGAGAGCCCCCTTTGCGTGGTCTGTAAGGCCAAGGATCGCCTGGTTGCGGCTGGGGTGGTGGATCACGTGGTGCCGCTCAAGGACGGTGGTGCCCGCTTTGATAGGGCCAACCTGCAGCCTCTCTGCGTCTCTTGCCACAACCGCAAGACGGCCAGAGAGACTGCTGGCAGGCGCTAGACCCCCCTAGGGGGGTCGAATCTCTACGGTTGGGCGGCGCAGATGCGTTCGCCTGCCCAAATTTTTCCGCGTGCAAATTGAAATAGGGGGGGATCCCCCCGGATGGGGACATTTATGGCCGGTCGTAAGCCGCTGCCGACCAAGGTCAAGCAAATCAAAGGAACGCTCCAGAAGTGCCGCACGAACCTGCGGGAACCCAAGCCGCAAGGGGACCTGGTCGATCCACCGGATTACATGCCCGAGGGGGCCAAAGCAGCCTGGCGCTACGCGCTGGAATGCGCGCCGCCCCATCTGCTCAAGCGGTTGGACATGTCGGTGCTGGAGATTTGGGCCTGCGCCGCGGATCTCTACCGCAAGGCTCAGGCAGGGATTGCCAAGACAGGGTTGTTGGTCAAAGCCCCCAACACTGGGGTGCCGATGCAGTCGCCATACCTGGCCATTGCCAACAAGCAGGCCCAGATCATGACCAAGGCGGCTACAGAGATGGGCTTCACACCAGCTTCACGCTCGAGGGTGGCCTTGCCAATTGAGTCGGCCGAGGACGATTTCGATCCCTGGGCGGACATTGCCGGTTGATGGATGCATCGAACTACGCGGCGATCGCTAAACGGTACGCCGAGCAGGTAGTGGCTGGAGAAATCCTCGCCTGCCGCTGGGTGCAGCTGGCCTGCCAGCGACAACTGGATGACCTCGCCAAGTTCAAAGGCAAGGCGAGCCCCTACCTGTTCAACCCCAAGCTCACGGACAAGGACGGCAGGAGCTTCCAGCCAGCCGACAACCTGTGCGCGTTCATTGAGCGACTGCCCCATGTAAAGGGGCCGCTCTCTGGCGAGCCGATTCAACTGGAGCCTTGGCAGGCCTTCATCCTGACGACGGTCTTCGGATGGGTCAAACCGAATGGCACACGCCGGTTCCGGCGCTCATACATCGAGGTGCCGCGGGGTAACGCCAAGTCGACCTTGTCTTCGGCGGTGGCTCTGTACATGTTGGCTGCCGACCGTGAGGGAGGT